ATCAAACCGGCCTTCCCTTACATCATCGGCAAGCTTCGCCAGCCACTCATCAGCCACACGCTCAATCCGGTCTTTGGACCCTTGCGGGGTGATGATAGCGAAATTCACATCTTTCGTGACATAGTGACCGGCTTCAATAGAAGCATTCCGGTCTTCAATAGCCCTGACTTCGAAAGTTACATACGGCGGTCGCGCCTTTTCTACTTCCATTTTCGAAACTCCTTAAAGCTAAAGGGGGCCGAAACCCCCTCAGGTTGGTAGACTTACGCGGCAGTCGCGTCGTCCATGAACGGATAGTCAATTTCCATCTCAGCAAGGCCGGTGGAGGGGGTGTCGATGGCGGAGGCACCAATGGCTTTCTTCACACGATCGCCGGCGACAACTGCATCGTCGACAGAACCTGCAGTTGCGGTGGCATAGACCAAGCCATTGTCAGCAAAAGCTGCCAGAACCTTACCAACTGCCTTGCCTTTAATCTGATACCAACCGTACTGGTTGGCGACGTTGGCAGACATGGCAATCGCTACCTGACCAATGTCGTTAGCCGCCAGCAAGGTTGTGGTCATACCATCTTCATGGATAGTGACCCAGGAGCCAACGGCAGTATCCGCGACCCCCTGGAGGTAAATAAATTCACCTTCGCCATAAGCGGTAGATGCATTATCTACAGCCTTGACAACGGTACCAAGTGGATGATTCTTAACAGTGCTTGTGGTAGCGATGGGCTGCATACCAATTTGGGCATCACGAATGATAAAGTCGGACATAATAAACACTCCTTAAGTGCTTGTGGTTTGTGGGAAATTCCACGGGATTATACAATCATAATCCCGTGGAGATACAACTAAGCTTTCAACACACCCTGCAGGCCACGATTGCTGCAGACCATGTTACCCATCCAGAGGATCGGGATAACAACAGCGTCCTGATTGATGCTGTTCATCTCAGTCATGGTGGTCATGTCAGCATCCTTATGCGATACCTTATACAGGTAATCAGTGTTCAGGAAGTACATGTGGGCAGCAGGGATACCAGAGCCACCGTCGAAGATCACGTCGGCCTTTTTGTACTTCAACGTAACAAACCCAGCATCGGCGGAAGAAGCATCCGTGTAGCGCTTCAGGGAAGTCTGGGAATTGTCGAAGAAGGTGTAGTAGTCGTTGGAAGCTACGATGAGGTCGGGCTGATCATCGCCACGAGTCAGCTCCATCCACAAGGGGAGCATCAGGCTCTCGATGGTGGTTGCAGAGGGTACGATTGCCCCGCCACCCTGCAAGGGGGCCGCCGCCGACTGAACCTTGTTTTTCCAGAAAGTCCAGACAGAAGAATCAATCCCGCCGACAGTACCGGTACCGGCATCCGCTACGAGCGCCTGCAGGCCACCGATTTGGTTCGGCAAGGAACCGTCGGAGTACACATCCGCGCTGAAGTTATTCTTGAAAGTCCGAATTGCGTTCTTCATCCGGCTCTTGACAAGGTTGATGATCTTGGAGTCGCCGCTGTTTGTACGGAGTTCCAAGCCGGAAGCCACGACGTTGATGGCAATCTGACGCCAGGCATATTCCGCCGCACTGATCACGTCAGAAGCGCCGATGTTCAGGGTATCATACCCGCTGTAACGCTGGTAAGTCCCGTTGGCGGCGTAGTCAAGCGGCTCTACAATGGTCAACCCACCGTCTTCCGTCTTGCTATTCCCTTTCTTTTCCAGGCGGGAAAGCAGGGCATTGTTTTTGGACAGATTGTCCTTGATCTCTTTCCGGTGCTTTCGGAAGGTGGTTGTTACAAGCTCGGTAAAAACACTGTTCGGTGAGGCCATTGTTCATACTCCTTTGTGGTTGTTGGTTACGCCCTTGTTTTAATATTGGCAAGGGTCTCAGTGAGAGTGTCGTCCATACTTCCCACAGGGGCCGTTCCGCGTCCTGGTTTCGTGCTGGTTCTGACGTTTGCTCCTGAAGCTTTAGCCGCCGCTTTGGCCTTTTCCTCCGCGTCGCTTTTTGCCTTGGTTGCTGCTTCCGCTGCCAAGCGGGCAGACTCTTTAGCACGAGTCACGGGGTTCATCCAAATGGCTTTATCATAAGCTTCTTGCAAATTGTTCGCACTCTTAGCCCGGAGCAAAGCCGCAATGTCGTTTGCAACTTCATCAAAGTAAGGATGCGCAGGGTCGGCGGCAAAGGTGTCAATTTCTTGCTTCAATGCCGCCTTGGTTGTTTCTACAATCTTGTTATCGTTAGTATCTAACCTGCTTCGCAATTCGTCAATGGTTTTCTTGAGTTCTTGTGTTTGTGGGTCAACGTAAGGGGCATCGCCGCTGTTAAACTGGATACCATAGTTTTCCGCCAGCTTCTGGAAAACCGCCACTTTCTGCTCCATCGTACCGTTTTCAATAACATGGTTCGCGTGAAGCAAGGAGCGGATTTGCGCAACAGGCTCCTGGCCCCTGGTTTGCATGGCGGTCAGGTACGGTGCGACAATATCCTTCACAACCTTGCCGATGGAGGCGTCAGCTTTATAACCTTCAATTCCCTTGAACATGTCCTCTTCGCGCTTAGTAATCTCCGCACGAACATTCTCAGGAAGCTTGTCCCAATCCTTAGCAGCCTCCGGCCGCCAGGTTTTTGGCGCAGGCTCTACAGTCGCCGCTGGAGGCACCGCATCTCCCTCCGGGCTTGCTTCAGATGCCGCCGGAGAATCAGTAGGTTTACCCGCATCCGCGTCAGCCTCCCCAGAAGCAGGTACGTCACCAGACTCATCCGTATCCGGAGTAAAACCGAGGCCTTCTGCAATGTCTTCCATAGCCGCTTCAAGATCCAAATTACTTTCTGTCTCACCGGCACTTACCCCATTTCCAAGATCAGTATCTTCTGCCATTTCCAGTCTCCTTTACTGTCGTTCCACAGTTACAGACGCCCCTCTTTCCATTTCCTGGCAGAGTCTCTGTTTTTTATCTTGCGGCAGAGCCTCAACAGCCCTTGCCATTGTCGTTGCCATTTTATCTTCCAGTTGCTTGTCGGCTTCCGCGCGGCGTTTTTCCGCCTGGGTTTTTTCCCCTGCCTCTAGCACCCGACAACCGTGTTTAGCCAGATTCGCCCTATGCGCCGCTCGGCCTTCTACCCACTTCCCGCTCACCGGGCAATTATACCCCGGCAAGTCCATTTGAATATTCGGCGCGGACATAAGCCTTTGCATGGGCTTACTACACATTCGGCAAGTTTGCTGGAAGTCGAGTTCACTTAACTTCACCACAACCTCAACCACCCGCCGACAGGCTTTACACTCATAATCATACAGAGGCATCGGAAGCCTCCTTTGCGGCTGCAGCTTGGTTTTTGAGTGCGAGTTGCTTTAACTGCGACACGTGCTTGGCCATGGCTAACTCTTCCGCGCGTTGTAAGGCTGCCATTTTCGCCCCGGCTTCAACTTTCCCTAATTCTTCCGCGCGGGTAAGCGCGCTAACTTTTGCTTGAGCTTCTTGCTCTTTCAGCTTAAGCTCTATCTGACCTTTTTGGGCTTCAACCTGAGGGTCCGGGCCTTTCGCTCCTTCCTTATCCGGCGGCGGTTTCGGTGCCTGCATCTTTTTCAGCGCGTCTTCAATGTCCACGCCGAACTTAAACCGGCGAGTCACAGCCCCGAGGATTTCCTTAACCACATCAAACGGCATCATTCCTGATTGTACCATAGGAAGAGCGCCGTTAAGGAACTGAGCCAAAGCATTGAGAAACTCTCCGACATCTTTTTTCTCCTCACGGGAATCAGCTTCTATGGTTGAGTTGGTTTCAATATCCACCTTATAGTTACGATGGAGGTCGTCTTTTAACAACTCCAGCACGTCTTCAACAGCGGGTATGGAGAGGACTTGGGTAAGCTGGGCCGGCGGGGGGCTAGCCGGAGGAGGTGGCTGCCCCATCATCTGGGCTTGAGTTGCTTGCTGTTGCTGTTGCTGCTGCATTTGCTGTAAGGCGGCCTTGGCTTGTGCCTGTTGCTCTCTGGTTGGGAGTTGAAGGTTAACTGTCGCCGTGAGTGTTTCTTGACTAAGGTGCTTGAAAGCAATCTCGGCGGCGATGCGTAAGCAGTCTCGCACATACCGTTGACTTTCTACCTGCAGCTTCCGGAGTCGTAAACTCCCCCATTGTGTTTTAATCTCCTGCGCCCCGAGTGTCTCGCTCGCCGCCGAAGCCCCCCGCATGATATCAGCTATGGCGGTAATTTCATAAATGATTGCCTTGACCTGCGTCCGCTGGAGGTACAACTGCTGCAGGACATTTATCAGCTTTTCAATCGGCATTAACCAGATAGATTTTTCCAGTGTCTGACCTTGCTGCATTGCCGCCGCGTTTTCTACCGGGACAAGTTCGTTGTCATTCGCGGTTAGAACCTTTTCAATCCCCTGCAAGCTCGAATCATAAAACCCTCTGACCTTCAACGCCTTGACGATTTTGTTGATCCTGACCGTAATCCGGTTGAGTTCCTTGTCCTGTTCCTCGTAGTAAGCGTAAAGTGGAACGGGAATCAGGCTGGAAAGCTTTTGCCCGAAGATAAGCGGTCGCGGGATAGGAAAGAAACCGCTAAGCTGCAAGGGGTCGTCAACTCGCTTCAACTCCTTATCCTTATGTTCCGGGCAGATAAAGATAACTTGCTTTTCTATCTTATCCCAGACTTCAAAAATTTGCGCCAGGGTAGCTTCCCCAAGATCCTTCGGGGCTATCGTCCTTTCGCCGTCCTCGGAGTCATTATCACTGTCGGTTTTTTCAGTGACTGTAAGCTTGATATCTTTAGCCGCCTCCGCCCCGAAGTTCTTTTCCAGATCCTCGCGGGACATAAAGTGTTCAAAGGCAATCCATGGGGTTTCGGACCAGCGCTTAGCATAGCCGAACATGATACGATCCCAAGGGACTTCTTCTCCGCAAACAGTTTCATACACCACGCGCTCAGAGGCCGGTATGGCTTCCGACACACCTTCAACGGCTTCCACAGCTTCCGTCTTTTCCATCTCCGCGTCATACTTAAACCGGGTGACGCCGCGCCCAGGTACAAGCCCCTCCAGCACCGCCGACCGCATCATCTCGTCGAAGTTAGAGTAATCCCGGTCATTGGAGTCAATGAAAAATTCCAGATACCGGGAAACTACCTCAGAAGCAAGCTTGCCGAGCGGGTCTTCGTCCTTAAACCGGCGGCCAACAGCAGGCCTGGGCGTGGAGTTGTAAAGTGAAGCCTGCAAGGTCTCCGTGTTGCTGTAAAGAATGTTAAACGGCATCGTCTCGGATTTGTCAGTTTCGTATATACTAACAACCCCCCGAGCGAACTTACGGTATGTTTTTTCCCGCTTTTTAGCGTCAGCAATTTCCTGGCACCAATACGCAGCTTTGTTAACCTCTTTCTTCTCGCCGCTTTCTTCTTCGTAGTTAGCCATTTAAAGTTCCGCCTCCGCAAGTCGTTTTTGCCGCTGCCGGTCAATGAGTTGATCTATGGTATACTGATGGGGCATTTTCGGGTAGTCAAAATGTGGCAAGGATGTGGTTTTCCGTACCCAAGGCCGAGACATTACTGCATACCGGGTTTCATCATAGGCATGATCTTCACTTTCCGTATCCACATCTTCCATGTCCCGGTCATCGTGCTGAAGTACAGGAATGGTGCGAATGGTGTCCTCGCAGCAATCTAAGAAGTAAATCAACGGCAGATTGTCCACTCCGACAAGGTATTGACGGAGCTTTTCCGCCCCGGCTTTTCGCTTGTTATCCGCCCGTTTCCAGCTACAGCGATGGATCGCCATGGTTTCACCGATGCTTGGCCCGCCATCCCGGATAAAGATCGCTGGGTCTGCCACGCCGTAAGTAATCCGCTCATTCTGTTCCCGCTCAAAGATACCTTTCGCAACGAGGTCCGCCGTCATCTTAAGACCCTTGTTCGGCCCGGTTGCCCCGTACCATTCCCGGTATTTAAGCAATGCTCCGTGAGGAAGGCCCCATGTACCGTCAGAAACCGCATACCAGCCAACGGAAAACGGTCTGGCGGAACCCCAGTCCATAGCGCGGAAGCGAAGGGCGCTGGTCGGAATTTTGCGAATCCAGTCGTTGGTCGGCAAAACATGCACGCTTTCATCCCATTCATCGAAAAAGGCCCCATCAACAATATCCCAATTACCCTCAAGCCAGGCTTTGACAAGTGCGTCTGAACCCGATTGCCGCAAGCGCAATATGTAAGTCGGATCGTTCTTCATAAGCAAGATATTATCCCCGATTTTAGAGGGGATAAATACATAATCCAAGCTTACTGTCGACCGGACGCCTTCTACCTCAATCTCGCATTGTTCGGTGATGACTTTGAACCCCCTAGGATCGGGTTCGATATATCGCTTTTTCACCCAATTATGCCCCGGTCCACCAGGATTCCCAGTCAATCGCATCCCTACAGGGACGCCAGCAGCTGATCGCAAAGTTGCTCGAAGTTTGTTGATTGGCCCTGGGGAAGGGAAGTTGGTGACTTCTTCAACATAGACTCTGGTATAGTTATGGCCTTGGTATTCTTCCGCATCAGAGTCTCGTTCCAGGTAAGCGAACTTAAGTCGAGCCCCGTTCCGCATGACCCATTCTTTTTTCTGCTCATTATACTTCGCTCCGAGCTTGGGGAATATTTGCTTGGTGCGGGCTATGACCTCCGCGAGCTGAATGAGTTTCCGGCGGAAAAAGATCCCGACCGCATTTTCGCCATACAAGGAAGAGTGCTGTAACCAATCCCCGATGGAGGATTCAGTCTTTCCGCCGCCACGCGCCCCTCCATAGAAAACCTCGAAGATCGGGCATTCAAGTAAGGCTGTCTGCGGCCCTTCTTGTGGCTGCCATAAGATTGTAGGTTCTGGAGCTTGGTTCATGCCGGGAAGGCGTCCTTTGTGCCGAGGGTGAAGCTTTGATAGTGGATATCGAACTCGTCCATAAGCAGATCCCCAACCACCGCGTTATCTGTACGATAGAGTTTCATCTTTATGATACTTGAAGCCTTTTTTCCGGTGCCGACTATCGCCGAAATTCCCCGGCATACGGTCAATGGTAATAGGTGTGCCGTCGGAAGCGGAGAATAGAGGCAAACCGGGGACTGTTTTAGCGGAGCGTACATTAGCCATTAAGCCCCTCCCGCTTCCAGTTTCCCGCCTGTATATCCGGCGACCCATTCCTCTGGAGAAGCTGCTTTCCCCGGCATCGCTACAACGAAGTTATTGTTGATAACCGCCTGGTTTTGCGCCCTCGCCCCGTAACCTAGAGCTTTAGCCCCAAGGTCCAGCGCCTTCACCGCAAGATCCGCTGTCGGGTTTTCTTCCAGTTTCTCCATCAGTACGTCGACCGACTTTGTGACCAGTCCTTTCAGCCTGTCGTCAATCGTCAGCATCAGCCCGGGGTCTACAAGCTCCTCCCGCCGCTTCGCAAGATAGAATTGGAAAGCATCCGAGGCAATAGTATACCCCACCCAAACCGGGCTCCGGTCGAATAAAACCGCGAGCTCTTTTTGGGTCATATCTGGGCATGTTAGCAGCATATCAGCTAACGCTTCGTGTGTGTATCTAAGCTTTGTAACTTCGTGCGCCATTAGAGATTCCTCCTGCAGCCTACCGTACAGTATTGCCGCCGGTGTGTCAAGCGGAAAGGCGAAAAGGCGGGCGGCTAAACAGTACATAATCCCACCGAATTATACTCCCATAATCCCCCGGAGTTACTATCCCCTTTATTTTTATTTTCAGGGGCAAAGTTACCAGCGGGGTTATGGGATGGAGGCAAAGCGCGTGGGGATTACATACAGTTAACCCACCGAGTTTCGCCCCCCGGCCTGCCGATTGCCACCCCCCGGTCGATGCCTGCATGATCCGTGCCAGGAGGAAAAAAGTTTAGACTGGCACGGATGTTGCAATAGCACGAAGCGTGCCAGGGCGTTGGCATGATGCTTGCATAGGCAGGCTGGCACGAAAATTGCTACGCGCGTTCATTAATATGCGGCGGGATGCGGGCGCAGAAAAAATGCTAGCAGGCTAAAATAATTCGTGCATTATTCCGGGGGATTTGGTATGGTATATTTAACAACGGACACCAACGGGGAATCATCCCCATTTAGTAACACAAAACGAAAGAGGCGCAACAATGGAACAGACCACGAAAAAAGACATCGCAGCAAACATCGACGGGCAGAAGATGGTATTGGCGTTCGCCAACGGGAAGCAGATCACCGTGAACGCAGAGGCATTGGACACGGAGATAGTCAACCGGGCGGTCATGCATGGGCTGAAGCAGAAATTGGTCGATGCAGCGGCAATTTCCCGAAACCCGGACACGGGGGCAACGGCTAGTATCGAGGACAAATACAATGCCGTGTATGATGTGTATCAACGGCTTCTAAACGGCGAATGGAACAAAAACCGCGAAGGTGGCGGTGGCGTGTCCGGTGGTTTGTTGTTCCGGGCTTTGTGCCGCATGTACAGCCGGAAAACGCCGGAGCAGATCCGGGAATTTTTGGACGGGAAAACCAAGGCCGAACAATCCGCACTACGCGCAAACCCGAAAATCGCAGCAATCATCGACACCATTCGGGCGGAGCGTGTTTCCGGCGTCGATAGCGAGGATCTGCTGGACGAATTGACCGACTAGCCCCAACCGGCGATAATCGCCCCAAGCAGGCCCGTTGTGCTAGTATAGGCAACGGGCTTTTTTGCGTCCGGTTGTCGGCGGTTGCGGGACGCACGGGAACGGTGGCCGGGAATGGCACGAAAAACGCCCGGAAACGGCCCGCCACGCCATTTTCCACCACATCCCCATACAATCGTATTACCCGCCCCCCGCACGCCACCACGCCACCTAAAATCGCGTTCTAACGCTCCCATGTAGTTTTTCCATGTTTTTTAGCTAACAGCTCTCCACAATCTGCCCAAATCTCTACAAAATTTCCGGCTATTTACCACAAATGCTTGGGAAACTCGCGTTTTTCGCGTTTTTCGCGCTTCTCTTACCCCCCACCCTTTCCCCCTTCCAAATCCCCCGGAATAACTCTTACCCCTTCCCCGTCCCCTTCCAAGAGGGTACCATACCCCTCTCTATCAGTGGAAAAAAAAAAAATAAAAAACTTATACTTAAGGGTAGCACCACAGACTGGCCCCTGAAGAGAGGTTATTCCCGGGGGAAACGGGGGCGGGGGAGAGTGGGGGGTGCTAAAACCGCTAAAAACGCGAGAAGGGCGAGTTCCTCGGACATTTCCGGTAAATACCCGGAAAACCTTTGAAGATCTTCGAAAATCTTATGAAGATTACTTAAAACAAACCGATAAAAAATAGGTTGCAAGGGGGTGGGGAAGGGGTTATGGTGGATTATTCACCGGAATTAGGCCGGAATAATTCGGCGGAGTTTAGGTACTGAGTAGCCGCCGGGGCAAATTATCAACCTTAGGAGTCAAAAAATGGTAATGCTTTACAGGGATAAATGGGAAGTTCTAGCCCAAGCATGGAAAAAAGCATCTGAAACAAATGATTATACCCTTAACCTTGGCTCAGAGCAAGACGCAAAGAACCTTCGGGCGAGGTTATATGCCTGTGTCCGGCGGGCTAAGAAGGCTAAGTTCCTGGATGAAAACCTTATCGCGATTTCAAATACTTATGCGGTGACGGTGCAGGGGTGTAAAGTGGTTATTTACAGGCAAGTTTTGTCGCCGGGGCTTGAAAGCCTTGAGGTAGCGTTGACCAAGGTGGAGGTAGCGGAGTCGGAAGGGAAGTTGGTTAAGCTTTTGGCGGAAGCAGGTTTGCAAATCAGGGGGGAGGAAGAAGCAAGCAAACTATCCCCGGAAACTAATCCTTATTATACACGGTAGGGGGGTAGGAAGATGCAAGTTACAGGCAAAGATGCGCGAAGGTTGGCTTGTCCTTATAACAACTTCGAGGCTTGCTTAGGCTCGGAGTGTATGGGCTGGGTTTGGGGGGAAGTTTTATACGAATGCCCGACTTGCTTGGTCAGGTACGAACACGCAGGGGATGCGGAAGCTTGCCATGGAAGGCTACATAATCGGTATTTGAAAGGTTTCTGCGGCGTGGCGGCGAATCATGGGTAAGGAAATCTTAACTTGTAAGAATTGCCGCGAGGCTTGCCGGATTAAGGTCTTCCGGGATGAGTACGAACAAGCAGACTATGTTTCGGACTGCTGCCAGGCGGATATCCTTGACAGGCTTGGATTTACCTTGACACAAGTGGACTTGGAGGCTCATGTTGCCTGGTTAAAGGAAGGTGGAGTGTGAAGAAAAGCGAAGTTAAAGTTATCCTGAAACAACAAGCCTCGGCTTGGCACGGAGTTGCCGCCGAGGTCGCGGCGGAATACGAGAAACTTGTAAATATCAAGTCAATCTCCGCGCGGACATTGAGGTTATTTTTGTCCCTGGAAGCAAGGGCTAGGCGACTTAAGGCTCAATTGGAAAGGGAGGTAGAGAAACTTGAAGCTAATTAACTTGATTTTAGTGCTTTTTCTTTGCGCAGGGTGTGATTCGGTCAAGTCTGAATGGCAAACAGCTCCTTTAGACTATAACTGCACAACGGAACAGATGATTAAGGCGCAAAATGAGGCAGGATGGTGCCAGAAAAATACAGATTATTTTGGGGCTTATTGCTATGGTACGGCGATTATAAGGAATTGCAAGAAGACAGAAGCAATCCGAAAGGGGAATACTATTGAACTTTTAAAGGGGGTTTATGAAATGCACTTTATCAGACTTAATTTAACTACTGGTGTCGAAACAACTATAAACATGCACCATGTTTATGAGATGCGCCCGACCAACGAAGGTGGAACCGTCATATTTTTTACCGCACCTACAGAGGGCGGCAACGAAGCAATACGAGTTGTGGAGACAGTTGAAGAAATTATGTCCATGTGTTGACAGCCCAACGATAAAGCTGAGACGCGGGAACCCTAAACAGGAGAGAGTGACTAGGAACCCCGCTAAAACCACCGCGCATCCCCGCCGTCTGCGTTGATGCGCTTGTTGGGCGATTTTGCCCTTAATCAATTTTCCAAAGGAAAGAACATGACCAAAAGAGAAGAAGTTGCGAAAGTGTGCCACGAAGTTAACCGCGCCTACTGCCAGGCCCTGGGCGATAATAGCCAACCGCCATGGGATGAAGCCCCGGAGTGGATGAAAACCAGTGCTTTGAACGGGGTGAACCTCCATGCCGATAATCCAGATGCTGGCCCCGAAGCAAGCCACGAATCCTGGATGGCTGAGAAAGAGGCTACCGGCTGGAAGTTCGGCCCCGTTAAAGATGCTGACCTCAAGGAACACCCTTGCATGGTGCCGTTTGTAGACCTTCCAAGAGAGCAACAGGCCAAGGATTTCATTTTCCGGGCTGTTGTTCATTCGCTGTCCTGTTGACGTTCCCGGGCGGTTGCAGACTACGCCGCCCAACATTGTATTAGACAGGATGGGCCAATATGGTGCTACACAGAATTGGAGGAATGGCCGACTTTTTATGGCAAGAAGCATAACGATAAAGCTCAGTGGACGCCGCCACTGAAATAACAACAAAAACGGGCGCTTCCCGGCGTTCCGCTGAAGCGCCTTGTTAGCAAACCTATCGAGGAGTGAATTATGAAAGACCCTTATCAGCGTGTGACAGTATCGAGACCCGGCCAACCACCATGGACTGGGGAGTTTATCCAGTGGGGTAATGACTATGAGGAATTTGAGGCAGGGCCAGGCAATTTTACAGTTGCCATAGTTAGAACAGATGGAGGCCAGATAGAAATGCCTCGTGCCGACTGGGTTAAATTTGGCGGGTGCTAACGCTTGAGCTCATCGGACCCGGCCCAGGACCAGCCGGAGCCGCGCATGTTTACCGGGTCCGATGGAGGGATTTGTTATGCGTACTTTACGTGGCAAGAGGATGAAAGAACCGATGGAGATGCCGAACCTTGAGGGATTCAAGGCTATTGCCGTTGATGATGATGGCAACGAATTTCCGGTAACAGTAAAAAAGGATAGTATCGGGTGTTTCTCGCTTTATCGTGATAGTGATAACTCCCCTTGTTGGATGCAGATAGTTGGATTCGTGGACGCATAACATTGTATTAGACAGAATGGGCTGATATTGGGTTAGACAGAATTGGAGGAGAGGTATGACATTTGAAGGATGGTTGGAACAATCCGTATCACAAGAATTGCCTATAGAAATTAGAGCATTTGCATCTTATGCATGGGAAGCCGCAACCCTGGCGGAGCGGGAGCGGTGTGCTGTTGTGGCTTGGGCGCATTATATGGATACCTGTAAAAAGAAGAGCATCGCGCCTGCAATCTATGAAGAATGGTTGTGCGCCGAAACAATCCGAAAGGGGGAGTAGACGATGGAATTTCTAATAGGAGTGTTTGTTGGCTTTGTCTTTGGAACTATATTTAGCGGCTTGGTATTTAAGATACTGGGGGATAAGGTGACGTTGCCATGGTAACCAAAACAACCCGCCTCGCACCATTGTCCGGTGGTAGTTGGATTGCGATTGTTAAGGAGTAAAGAAATGAACAACCTAGGTAGCAGACTAATGTGGAGCCTATGGTCAGAGGCCGGTATTGGATTTGGTATTGGTTTGTGGAGGGTTAAGTACAGAGGATACAACCTCTGGACGTTATGTCTGGGACCATTGAGCTTGTATTGGGTGCAAAGTGTTGGTAGAGAGAAAAAAGTTAACCCCTGCTCAGACTGTCAATCTACATATCCATGTGGAGAGACTTGCCTAGGAGATAAACCATGAGGAAAGAACTACACCAATGCCCCTGTTCAGTTGCTGTAAAGTGCATCATGGATGAGCCATGCCTGGGATGCGAGGAATACGCAGAATGGCTGCTGAACAACACTCCTGCCAAACAGGGGCAAGGAAGCTCTAAACTGGATGACCAGAAGCCTACCAGACCTGGCGATAATCCTTACCACATCGGCGATGCAAGGGGAGGTAAACCATGAGGCAAGGCCTTTGCGCAGGAATTCGCTTGCGGGCGGAGGCTAAGCAGCAACCAGTTGACCGAGGGATGCAGGTTAAAATCCGCTTGCGGTATCTGAAAAAGGAATCTTGCCCAGGTTGCGAAGCTTGCATGGAAATCCGGCGCAGGATAAGCTTGCTCGGTACACTTTCCAGCTTGCGTGGCCTAGATGAAATTAAACACGGAAGCAGGTATCGGCTTAGGTTGACGGAGGAGGTTGTGGCGAGATGAATGCTTGGGGAAGCTTACGATCAAACTTCAGCGGTCGCGGGAAGTTTTGCCGCCGCCCAAAAAATAATCGTTGACACCTGCCAGCCTACCGGCTATGTTCCTATATAACCAACGGTGATGGGGGAGGATTCCGGTGCCTTTCTCAATCACCAACGAAAACCGGAAAACTTAAGTGAGGATGTGAAAATGGCTGAGTCTGAATTGGTAGCAATGGAAAACGGCACGGAAGTTGAGTTCGTAGGCAAGAAGAAGATGATTAAGAACACCAAGATCGACGACATGGGCAATATCGAGCTGATGCTTGAGTTCCGTAATGGCCGAATTGTCAACTTCATCGTTCCGCCAGCCTTGACCAATCGCTTTGCCGCCCACGGCGCGGAGCAGAAAATCGGCGATGAGATTGCCGGGCTGCTTGATGTTGATGATTGCGTGATTGCGGTTGAGCAGCTTTGCGACCGCCTGACGAAGGGCGAGTGGAGTATCAAGCGGGAAGGTGGAACTGGTCTGGCTGGTACAAGTGTCCTGGCCCGTGCCCTGGTTGAAATGACCGGCAAGACCATGGAAGCTATCAAGGAGTTCCTTGGCGGCAAGACCCAGGCCGAGAAAGTTGCACTTCGGAACAACCCCAAAGTTAAGCCCTTTATCGAAAAGATCGAGGCCGAGAAGGTTTCCAAAGCTTCCAAGGTTGACACGGATTCCATGCTGAGTGAGTTGGCATAAGCTGCCTCCCCAGGCTGTCGCTAAGGGACGACTAAGGAAGTCATAAGCTTCCTAGCCCTTCCTACAGGCTAGTAAGTATCGGGCGCCTCCGGTATCTTACTAGCCTGTTTGTACTTGGATTATCCGGCGGGGTTATTCTGGCATAATCCGGCGGAAAAATAGTGTCAATACTTGGTTGCATTATCCCCCGGAATATGGTCTAATACCACATATTCACCCACGGATGGCATATAGCCTTCCCCCTTTCTAACGCTAAATGTTGGAGGCGCACAATGTTCGAAGCTACCCAGGAACAACTTCAAGTAGTAGACACTGAGACTGAGCTGGATGATGTAAACGACGCAGGCACGGAGGTTGACGAGGACGAAGATCCTTTGGATGATCTTTGCGACCTGGACGCTTTACTTAGCGAAAGTGTGGTCATGAATGAGAAGCGCAAGGCAGCGAACAGGCGCATCGGACGCTTTGCCGACGACCTTCCCCCGCTCGACTTGCCTATCGGCCCCTGCTGGAAAACCCTTTCAAGCCACGCAATCTTTACCCGGCATGATTGTGCTTGCGGCGGCCAGTCAACAAACTTTTCCCATTTCGCGGAACTTCAATCCTACACCGCCCCGGCGGAAGGCAAGCCAAAGCGTTGGGTGAAGGTTTGTGACAAGCCTAAAGCACTTGGAGATTCCTATTTGATTGTCGTACCCGTTCCTTACTGCACTTCCTGTTTGGCCTTAAACCCGCCGACACAGGAGCTTCACCGCTTACAGCCGAAGAAAGATATTAACGAAATAATCCTAGCCTTGGAGGTTTTACGAAATGGCCCGACCGAAGAATGTGACAAAGAGTGTGGAAAAGACTGTATGCCTGCCGGAGGATCTGGTTGCGAAAGTGGACTTGATTCTATGGTCGGAGCTTGAAGGCAAGGTGCCTTTTGGCGCATGGCAAAGATTTTTAATTGAGTGCATAAACCTCAAGTTACTGCAAGGAGTAGCCGCCCGATGATAGGAAAGAAACTTATGGCCGGGTACGCTCATTGCCCGGTTTGCAAGGGGCGCGGGGAGATTCTTATAGGGGATCATGAAGAGATAAAGTGTAGAAACTGTGAGGGCTCAGGAACGGTGCCTAAGCGCCGGGACGGAACGCCTTGTACGCATGAGTTTGACCGGGATCGGCAAGGCGGGGCTACAGTTTATACTTGTGTTTATTGCCAAATTCAACGAAGGAGTATGTAGAGAATGATCGCTTACCTAGCTTGCCCTTACACCCATCCTGATGCCGATGTACGCCATGCGCGGGAGCTTGAAGCCACAAAGGCTGCCGCGTTTCTACTGAAAAACTTACAAGTCGCCGTATACTCCCCCATCACCCACGGGCATCGAGTAGCCGACTTCCTCCCCGCCGCGCTCCGAAACCATTCGGACTTTTGGCTGGAGCAATGCCTGCCTATCCTCCGGAAATGTACCTGCATGTATGTGCTGCAAATCCCTGGTTGGGAAAAATCAAGCGGGATTGCAAAGGAGCTTGTTGTCGCTAACGAATGTAAACTATCACTGTTTAGCTTAATCCCGGAAGGAAATAGCTACAAACTACAAGGGCATCCAGCATGTTGAACACGGAACAAGAAGAAGCCTTACGGCGTATGGAAGCGTTCCTTGCATCCCCGAGGATGTTTTTTCTCCTCCAAGGCTATGCCGGGACAGGTAAAACCTACACCATGCAGGAGCTTGTCCGGCGGGTTCAAGGTCGCATGATCTTCACCGCGCCTACGAACAAGGCGACAAAGGTTTTAAGGGAGGTATTTCAAAACGAGGACTTCGGGGATTATTACGAACCTGAGTGCCGAACTATCTATAGTCTCCTCGGGCTGCAGCTTAAAGCTAACGGTGAGGTCAAGGAACTAACCCACCCTGAAGATCCCGTTGACCTCCATCGCTACAAGGCTGTGGTTGTTGACGAAGCTTCCATGATTAACAGCAACCTTTGGAAGTACATCAACCAGACGGTAAAGGAGCAAAAGGTTAAGTTTATCTTCATGGGGGATGCGGCCCAGCTCCCGCCCGTTGGTGAAGCCCGGTCGCCGGTATGGGGGATAGAAGACACCATGGGCCTGGAAAAGGTAATGCGCCATGATAATCAAATCCTTACCCTTGCCACGGCCTTGCGGAAGGTTGTGGACCACCCAGCTCCCTCAATGGCGTTGTTTAGTGACAATGAAAACGGGGAAGGGGTTTGGCGACTTCCGGTTCATATGTTTGAGGAGCAAATCGTCAGAGAAGCAGAAGCCGGAAACTTCTCAGCCATAGGCAAGGTCAAGGCTATAGCATGGCGGAACGTGACGGTGGAGAAGCTGAATGCGCTTATCCGGCGGAAGATCTTTAATGAACCTGGGGAATACTTCCCAGAAGACCGTGTGATAATGATGGAACCGGCCAAGGATTTCGCGGGCGGCGACACGCTGGCAAGCACGGATTCCGAAGGTACGATTGAGCGGTCAGTTGAAGCCTATCATCCTATCTACGGGGAGTTTAAGTGCCATCGCCTTGTAGTGCTTATGGACGAAGGCCATCCGATAACTTTATGGGTGCTACACGCACAGTCTGCTCCGGCATTTCACAAGAAGCTGGCCGACCTTGCGAATTACGCGAAAACCAACCGGAGGCTATGGAAAGATTATTGGGCTTTCAAGGAAGCTTTCCATTCCATCCGGTACGGGTATGCGATAACTGCCCACCGCGCACAAGGTTCAACGTATGATAAGGTTTTCGTGAACACGGCGGATATACTGGCGAACAGAAACCGGCAGGAAGCATTCCGTTGCCTGTACGTTTCCTGTACTAGGCCCAGGAAACAACTTATACTAACCTAGGAGAGTACTGGATTGACACTGACAATGGAATGGTATATGCTATTTATAGGAACAGGGATTGCCTGCGGGATAGCCGCCTGGCTTGGGATGAAACATAATAAGGAGTACAAACAATGACACCGGAACTTCAGTCAAAAGTAGAAGAATGGAGGCAGAAGGCCCTTGCCGGAACCTTGACCCAGGACGAAATGCGGGAGGCTATTGTCTTTCTGCGGTCCTCGCGGGTTGCGGCGGCGAAGACCTCGGCGGCGAGTAAGGAACGGAAAGCGGCTAAGGCGCCTGTGGACAGCGAGGCCTTGCTTGGTGAATTGGAGGGTTTATGAAACCTTCCTTCCCCTACACCATCGACTCTTCCATGCTTTCAACCTTCCGCTCTTGCCCGCGCAAGTTCTATTTGCAGTACGTTTGCCACTGGAAGAGCAAGAATGAAAGCGTACACCTTCACGCCGGGGGAGCGTTTGCCGCCGGCATAGAGGCCGCGAGGAGAGCGTTCTTTCTGGAAGGTATGGGGCAGGATGAAGCCATAGCCGCCGGGCTTGCTGTGCTTATCCAAACCTACGGCGACTTCGAGTGCCCACCAGAATCCGCGAAATCCCTCAACCGTATGTGCGGGGCGCTGGAATACTACGGCACTTTGCACCCTTTCGGCCACGACGGGATGAAGCCAATTATGTTCGGCAAGGATCATACAGGGATAGAGCTTTCCTTCGCGCGACCATTAGAGTTTAATCACCCAACGCTTGGTGATCCCATACTCTACACTGGACGCAGTGACCTTGTTGCAGAGTACCTCAACGGAGTCTACATCGTTGATGAAAAGACCGCATCGCAACTCGGCGCATCCTGGGGCCGTCAATGGGAACTCCGGTCGCAGTTTACCGGGTATTGCTGGGGGTGCCAGGGGTATGGTATTGAAGCCGCCGGGATAATGATCCGGGGGATAAGCATTCTTAAGACCAAGTACGATCACCTGGAGGTGCTTACGTATCGAAGCCGATGGGAGATTGAACGCTGGTATGAACAAGTCCACCACGACATGGCCCGGATGCTTAAATGTTGGGAGGATGATTATTGGGATTATAACTTGGATCATGCTTGCACGGAGTACGGCGGGTGTGGGATGGTGCAGGTTTGTAAGTCCCCAACACCTGACGTATGGTTAGACATGTATTTTGAGCGGCGGGTCTGGGATCCCTTAGAGAGGAAGCAGCTAAGCCTGGAAGAGTATGAGGCTAAGTGGAACCCAGGGCAGGATGATATTACAGGACTAGGAAAATAATAACAAGTGGTGACGGAATTGGTAGACGCGCGGCGATGAAACTCCTCTCAGCCGTAGGTAATATCGGGGATCTAAGCCCGAGAATAGCGATGAAGGAATATTTATTGGCTTACCTGGATTGACAGGTTCTGTAGGGTCTGGAATTGACCAGTGATGCCCAAGTCTTCTGTCCCTTTATACGGATTGCTTGTCTAGGTGTCAGAGGAACTACAGGTAAAGATAACGCCAACCTTTGCAGGTTCGAACCCTGCCCACTTGTTAATCTCCGCCGAATTATAGGAGCATAATCCCGGTGAATTACCTACAACACTGTTTCGTCGAGGGCAAATACTACGGGGCAAAGCCCTACAAGGCTCTTCGTATCCGCAGCCTCCCTATCTCCCATGTTTTTGTTTGTGAGACCTGTGGCCGCGAGTACGCCCGGCTCCCGGTAGAAGCCCCTGACAAGCAAACCCGTCCGTGGTATCCTCTACGCGGTATCTGCCAACGATGTGCTCCGACTTGGTGGGCGCCCGTACCTGGAAGCATCTGGTCAGGGTTTGATACGGATTTCAGCCTTGCCTTACCTGACGCATGGATCAAAGAAGAGTTTAGTTTAACCCTTAACGCTTATACAAGAGGTTGGTTAGATGGAAGAGACGAAGAAGCAAGCGGAACCTATTAAAAGCGCCTTAGCTGGGGTCAATGTACTCCTGATGGGGCCAGCCGGTGCGGGTAAAACACATTCAATCGGAACCTTGGTTGACGCCGGGGTTGAGGTATTTTATATGGCTTTGGAGCCGGGGTTGGAGTCGCTTTTGGGCTACTACACTGATAGAGGTTTGCCTGTCCCTGACAACCTCCATTGGCATACCATCGCTGCGCCAGCCGCATCCTTTGCGGATATGATCGACTCCGCGACGAAGATCAACACCATGAGCTTCGAGTCTATCACCAAGATGGTAGACCCGAACAGGAATAAGTATAATCAGTTCATCGGGTTGCTTTCAGCCTTGAATGATTTCCCCGACGATCGTACAGGGAATAAGTTTGGCCCCGTGAACCTTTGGGGCGCGGATAAGGCCTTAGTCATTGACGGCTTGTCCGGCTTGAACCGCGCGGCCATGTCCCTTGTCGTCGGCGGCAAACCTGTCAAGAACCAAGCCGATTGGGGTATCGCCCAGGATCAAGTTGAGAAAATCATCAGCTTGTTGTGTAATAATTGCCCTGCGCATTTTATCCTTATCGCGCATGTGGAAAGGGAAGTGGATCAGATCATGGGCGGGGTTAAGATCACCGTGGCCACGCTTGGAGTCAAGCTTGCGCCGAAGCTTCCGCCTATGTTCAGTGATGTTATTTTGTGTACGAGGCAAGGAGACAAATGGACTTGGGACACGGCTTCAGCTTTAGCTGATGTCAAAACCCGAAACCTTCCCATCATCGTCAACAACCCGCCGACCTTCGCGCCGATTGTAGCTAAGTGGAAAGCGCGCGGAGGAATCGTATGACAGTAAAATTAACAGAAGACCAACAAGCAGCTTTTGGGGCTATCTTATGGCTTATTGACGGCCCAAGGGGGGCAGGACGTTCTACCGTACTTGCCTTGGCTTTTTTAGCTAAAGCCGTACGGAACCCTGGGCAGTGGGTAAGGCTTTTTGACCATGAGACTTATACTCGAGACAGGTATGGTAGATATTTATTTCACGTTATCGACAAGCTTTGGGGGGATAACCCTCTCGGGAACATTCGCTTTAAGGCAACTGATTATGCTATTAAATTCGAAGGGCCTGAGCTAAAGTTTTATGACTTTAAAGTTCCTAGTCCTTTCTCAATAAACTTACAAAAGGAGGATTGACTACTGGCAAAACCTAATATACGATGCTAGACGTGATGAAAACCAATCCGCTATATGTACCTGGGCAGGGGGTCACGGCGGATCAACTAACCTGCAAACAACAATCATTTTCCCTCAAAGGAGCTACACAATGTTTGATGCAGAAAGCTTTTTGAATTCCAGTATCGATGCAGCCAATGACACCACCATCATCCCGGTACCTGTCGGGGAGTTTCTTGGTGCTTGTGAAAAGGTCGAGATTCGTAACTGGACGAAGCGCGACGATCCTTCTGTCGGCGGGTTGGCCCTGGATCTGGTATGGACGGTTGAGGACGAGACTGTTAAGGCTACCCTTGGCCGGGATAAAGTCACCGTCAAACAAGGCATCATGCTTGACCTTACTGAATCTGGTGGCCTGGATATGGGCAAAGGCAAAAACATCGGCCTTGGTCGTCTCCGCGAAGCCGTCGGCCTCAACGTCGCCGGACAGCCTTTCAGCTTCAACATGCTTCCCGGTCGCATGGCCAGACTCTCTATCGGCCATCGCCCAGACAAGAATGACTCCAGTATCGTGTATGCTGAGGTAAAGGCTGTCGCTAAAGCCTAAGCCAAGGGATACCTGCCTGTAACGCAAGCCCCTTGATCGAGATTGGTCAAGGGGCTTTTTTGTGAGTAAATTCCGGTGGATTCTAAAACGGGCGGAAACGGGGCAAATTCGGGTGATCGGGTTTTAGGCTATGGTGGTATAGGCGGGATATCTAAACCGCACCGCACCGCATAGGATCAACGAATTTACCCACGTTACCCGTCACGCCACGCCCCGCCGGACAACCTACCCAAACCCCACGGAGAAACCATGCACATAACAAAGCTTTCCGCAATCACTATAAACCCCAACCGCCAGCGCCAGGAATTCGATCCCCAGGCCTTGATGGAACTCACAGAATCCATCAGAGATAGAGGTCTTTTACACGCCCCTGTCTGCCGGGAGGTAGATGGCCAGCTTGTCCTCGTAGCCGGTGAACGCCGCCTTCGTGCAATCACCGACCTTTTCGCCCTCGGAGGGAGCTTTACCTTCGACGGAACCTTATTCGAAGAAGGAGCCGTACCTTATGTCAACCTCGGAGACCTTGACCCACTCGAAGCCGAAGAAGCCGAACTCGACGAAAACTTACATCGTCGCGACTTGTCCTGGCAGGAACATGCATCCGCTGTGCAAAGGTTGCACGAACTCCGGCAAGCACAAGCGGAACTTCGGGGAGACGTGCAGACAGTGGCCGATACTGCCCTTGAACTTTTGGGCCGGAATGACGGGCATTATCAAGCAACAATCCGGAAAGAATCTATTGTTGCGAAGCATCTTGATGATCCCGATGTGGCCAAAGCAAAAACACTAGACGAAGGTTTTAAGATCCTGAAGCGCAAGGAAGAAGGCAGGAAGAACGCGGAGCTTGCGGTAACCGTCGGCAAAACCTTTTCTGTCAAGGATCATGAAGTGCATAATGCTGACTGCATTGCCTGGATGGCTGCCTGCCCACCGGAAACCTTCGACGTTATCCTTACCGATCCCCCTTATGGTATGGGTGCGGATACCTTTTGCGACGGTGGCGGAAAAATGACAGGTATCGAGCATCACTATGATGATTCTTATGACTCCTGGTCTGCGTTAATGCTTAAATGGTCCGGTTTGTCTTAT